AAAGCCATCTCAATTTGTAACGCCGCACCAAGGTTAGACTTACCACCCGTACGCTTGGCTTGAAGCATCGCCTTGGTAGCGGTGCTCTTTGCATCAAAAAGCTTAGAAATTGACGGCGTTAGACCTGCCAGATCACTAGCAACTTTACTAGCTTTCTTAACGACACTAATTGCAGTTTGCAATCCTTCTAGCGCCGTGATCGGATCAATCATTTCCGTACAACCTTTTCCCACTGTAGGCAAACAACTTTGCGGTTATAAACATCACCCGTCCACGCCCACCGCACACAGCGGTATTCAGTCTTCCTGTCTTGGCTGGCTGCTCCCGGTAGAAACACCAAAAAGAGCATCAGTAACCAGCGCATTTACCATGTCCCAGCCCATGCAATGATGTACGTGCCAAAGATCACGAAGGCCACAAGAAGGGCCGCCGCAATAAAAGCTTCAGCCCAATCCCACATGATTAGGGTGTCTCAGGCCAAGTGACTGTCCAAGGGAAACCTGACTGCGCAGTGATGTCACGCAGTGCTTGACGGTACGTTGCCCATGTTGGTTTATCCGCTGTGCTGTCGGCAATCTGCGTCCAATCGCAGTCCTTCAGTTTATCGTTACGTTGCTGGCGCATGATGGTCGCGCGGTCAGCATCCATCCAAGCCTTGTGTTCAGCTTCATTTTCAGCAGCGGTTTTGGCGGGGCGTAATGCTGTGGCTTCAGTATCTGTAAAGATAGGGCCAAGCACATATTTGGTGTGCCACTTACCGCCAATCTGTTCCACACCTTGGCGCATTGAGTATTGATATACCGTGCCGCCGGTAGCTTGTGGGCCTTCAAAAACAATGTCAGCACCATGTGCACTAAGCCACTCTTCGGTTTGAGGTGCAACTGTAATTAACTCTGAAGGGTTTTGAGACAGCAGCAAGTCACGGAACTCATTCCAAAACATTACTGCGCCTGTTGATCTGACTCTGATTTCCATGATGTTCCTTTATGCAATTGCCAAGAAGATGTATGTGCCGCCGCTTGCGTTAATACCGGCTGGCGCGGCGGCTGTAACTTGAAACCCTACGCTTGTTGTGTCTACGTAGTTTGTTCCTGTGACTTCAGCGGCGGTACTGTTTAAAAGCAAATATGGGTCATTGCCTGATGAAATACCTCGGGCTGAGTCGTATGTGTACCATCCATACCCATCAACATCAATTCGCTTTATCATTACCCATCTTGCGCCACCGGTAAATCCGCAAGATATTGTTTGTGTTGACCCTGTGCCTGAATACGAACCCACTTTAGAAACACCGGGGCATGAGGCAAACAAATAAGTTACATATGTTGCACCAGCAACATTGTCGCCCCAATACCAAGTGTATTGAGTAGATGACCTAAATAATGTAGCACCGCCATTATATTCGCCATCAGTAGTATTTAATTGCAAATAGTAAGTTGACCCAGACAATCCTGTTGCCCATGTTACCCATCCACCTGTAGCGGAACGCTTTTTTGAAATAATTAATTCTGGCACTACGCCTAGATTATGGTTGTTTACTTGACTTGCGCCTGCCCCATTTCCTGTATAGCAAACTTCGTCAAAGAAGCTGGGGGCGCGTTGGAAGTTGTAAAAAATAGTAGAGTAACCGCCAAAATACGCGCCTACTAAAGCTGAAGTATTCCCAGCGTTATAAACAACGGGATAAGACGATGTATCTTCTGCCGCTGTTGATGTTGTGTTTAGTTGTGGAGATGGTGTTGTTGATCCTGACGAATAACCTCTAAGACGATCATCAATATAGGTTCCATCTGCAAAAGTGCGGCCTTTGCCCCATGTCATGTCTGAACGAAACCCCGTAGATAAAACAGTTCCAGATGCGCCAGAAGTAGTAATAGGACTAAACACACTCGTCCCACTCGTAGGCACTTTCATCGGGCCTCGGCGGATGGCTATATAAATGTATGTGTTACCCCCATAAGGCCAATAAAAACCTGTAGACGTTGGTCGTGGGCCGTTTGTTCCTCCGGCTTCACTGTAGTTATTATTTGGCTGCACAAAGTTATACGTACCGTCGGCAGTCCAACCCATCATAGTATCTATTAGGAACCAATCTTGCGTGGCCGTAGTAGATTTTAGCAAAACCCATTGGGGCTCATAGCCAAGATTAACGGTGGTTGCACCTGTAAAACTTCCACACGAAATTACATTATCAGAACCGGTCAGACCAAATCCACCTGCATCATGGGCAAATAAATAGGCTACGTATGTTTCGCCGTTTGCATTTACATCGCTGCTGTAGCTGACAGTAAATTGAGTTGATGTAGGCGCAATGTATGTTCCTGTTCCTCGATTGCCAAAGTAAAATGATCCGTTATTATCGTATGGGTCGGTTGTATTTAAAAATAAAGAACCATTACCGGTTCCTGAATTAAGTGAACGATGCCAAACTGCCCAATTGCCAACACCGCTGGTTTTCTTAATAATGATGCAACCCGGTGTTGCACCAAGACTATGGGAAATTGCTCTAGCATCAACACCATTCCCCGTATAAGCAACTGCGTCAAAAAATTTAGGCTGCTTGCGGAATGTCCATGAATCATAATTTTGACTGCCGGAATTAATATTGCTGTTATTGTCTACCTGAAATCCCGTAGTTGTAAATGTGTTTAAACCGCCATTGTAACCCTGCCCCGAGCTATCAGACCTTAAATACAAGGGAAGTCCTTGCGCTGAACTGTACAACTCATGCGATGAAGTTGATGTTCTACTTTTAACCCAAACCATACCGCCGTTACTAGCTAAATTGATGCCGTTTGTAATAGTCTGCCCGGGATACCCTGCGTTGTTACCCGTGTAAAGATACGCTGAAAACACATCTTCAACATAAACCGGTACAAAGTTGGACGTACCGTAAAAGTTTTGCACAGACAATGCGCCACTGCTTGGCACAGCGCCATATGTACCAGAGGTTCCGGCGGGCACAAGACCACCACCTGCGTAGTACTCATTCATACCAATAGGATTTGCGCCACCAAACTCAGTTTGGATGTCTGTCAGAGCCAACGGGCCAGATGCTGGTAGTGCCATGTGTATTCCTTATGGTGTTCCGTAAGCAGTTACGTTTGCAATGGTTATCAAATTGCCACTGCTGTCCATGCTTGCAATTGTAGTAGCGCCGTATTTAAAAACTAGCTTACCGCCGGACTCTTCAATGGTGAAGTTGGTTGTTGTTAAGCTTGTAACGTTGCCGCTTAAAGTTATATTGCCCGTTGACGTTACAGTGCCGGATAAGGTAAGGCCGTTGGCTGTGCCTGTACCACTCACAGAAGATACAGAACCACCACCTGTACCCGCTCCAATGGCTGTCCGGAATGACGCTGCGCTTAAGGCTGATACCGTGTTATCTGCGTTGAATTGCGGGAATGTAACTGCGCTTGGGTTTGCAATGGTAAATAGATTTGCACCCAACGTAGTTGCACCAAGGTTGGTACGTGCGCCAGAAGCTGATGATGCGCCTGTCCCGCCTTCTGTCAATGCCAAGTCTGTACCGAGCGTTAAAGAAGACATGTAGTTAATAGCATCTACAACGTCCGTGCCGTTGTTATAAACCACGCAGGCTTTACCCGCAGGGATTGCTACGCCTGTCAGACCGCTAACCTTGACCGTGACGGCAAAGCCACCTACAGAGTTGTTTAGGATAATGTATGGCTTTTGAATTGCCGGTACGTTTAAAGTACCTGCTGCGCTCAGTGTGGCTGTAATGTTTAAACATGCTGCCCGGGCGTTCTGTGCTGCGTTTGTGTTGGTCAGGGTTAATGTTGCAACGTTAGCTGTAAAGTCGCCCGTGGCAAGAGTAGCCATCCCCACAATAGCCTGCTCAATCGCAGTACCCACGTTAGTGTTAACAATCGGCCCCCATGTGCCGTCATTGCCACCGACCTCAATGATCTCAAACTTTAGGTTGGAATACGTGTTTGCCATGATTAACCTTCAATAAGTTTGGCGACCAGCGCCTCAAGTTTTTCAATTCTGGCACGAAGTTCAACGTTGTCCTTGGCCAACTCTACCGCAGAAACCATAGCAGCGTTACCGTAAGCTACAGACAGTGTGCCATCGTTAGATGTCATGATGGTTTCGGGCAATAAGGGTTGCAGCGATTGTGCACCAACACCAGCCTGCCTTTCTTCGCTGTCAATACGAGTATACGTACCACTACGAACTTTAGCCAGCTTTGCCACAAAGTCTTCTTGTAGAGGTGCCCAATCTTTCTTTAATCGCTCATCTGAATAAGCGGTGACGTTGGATGCCATTGTGAGGTTGCCAGACATATCCATCTGCAAACGATTTGCCGAAGCAGACCATCCGCCGATACGGAACACGTTGTCCGAGTCCAACCCCATGTTAATAGCATAAGCGCTGCCCCGATGGAAGGCCATAATTGCGCCGCCACTAGACGAATACGCCTGTAGAGGGGGATTAGAACCTGTTGTATTTTGGTTAGACTGAAATAGCTGAACGCCTGTCCACGTAAAACCACTACCAACAGCATTACTGATTGAGCTTGTGTTGGATGCGTTTGTAGCCGTGGCAGCGTTGCCTGAACATGAGGTTGAAGACCCCGAGATGTTCATTGACTGACCACTAATGAACGTGGCTACTTTAGCGGCTGAAGCAGAGCGAATGTAGTTATCGCCAAACTTAGCCATGATAAATGAGACAGTGGCTGAAGTTGAATCATCGCTTGAGTTGAAATAGCTTGCAAAACCATAACGACGGTTATCATCCCCGCTGCCGTCCCTTAAAACAATTTGATTAGCATTAGCTGCTACAGAAGCTGTAATTGTTGCGCTGTTTGCCTGACTCGTAATAGAGCCAGCGGTTGTTGCAGATGTTGCACTCGTTGCAGTAGAAGCGTTACCACTCAAAGACGCAGTAATCGTACCAGCACTAAAATTGCCGGAAGCATCACGCAACACAATCTGATTGGCTGTGTTTGCGCTAGTCGCTGTGATGGTCGCGCTGTTTGCTTGGCTGGTGATTGAGCCTGCGGTTGTGGCAGATGTGGCTGTTGATGCGTTACCTGACAGTGTGGCTGTGATTGTGCCAGCGGAGAAATTACCAGAGGCATCACGCGCAACAATGGTTGAACCCGTATTTCCGTTGGTAGCGTTAGACGATACGGTGAATGTAGATCCACCTGCTTGGTTAGCCGTGAAAGGGCTGAGCCAGACAAGCCCGTGCCGGACACGTTCATTGTCAACGTGCCATCGTTAACGTTAGATGCCGTAGTTGCTGTGCTTGCGTTACCGTTTAAAGCCGCAGTGATTGTGCCCGCACTAAAGTTACCAGACGCATCTCGCAGAACAATGGTTGAACCTGTATTAGCTGTAGCCGCTGTAATTGTTGCGCTGTTAGCCTGCCCTGTGACTGAGCCTGCGGTCGTTGCAAATGTGGCTGTTGAGGCTGATGTAGCGGATGTGGCAGTAGCTGCGTTACCGCTGATTGAGATTCCCCATGTACCCGTAGCGCCTGTACCGCCCGTAGATGGAGCGCCTACTGTGTTGTAGGAGATTGTCCGAGCAGTAGAGCCGTTGAACGATGTACCTGAAGCATCACCTGCGCCGCCGTTGTTAAACGTAACAGAAGAAGGCGTAGAGATTGCAGAGTACGCAAACGCAGAGCCGTTCCAACCCAAGTACGTGCCAGCGGTTGTAGGGGCAACAATAAACGATGTAGTAGCTGCGGCTGTGTTGTACGGAATCTGATTGGCCGCGCCACTAGCAATGTTTGTGCCGCAGTTGATGTTGACGCGTTGCCAGACAAAGCGGCTGTGATTGTTCCAGCAGCAAAGTTGCCAGAGGAATCCCTTGCCACCACTTTGGACACGGTGTTGGTAGATGTGGCATCTACTGCCGCAGTCACTGCGCTTGAGCCGTTGTAACTTGTGCCGGTAAGGTACGTGCCAAGAGTCAGTGCGTTAGCTACCGAGCCAGCAGATCCAGAGATGTTGCCAGACACAGCCGAACCATTAATTGCAATATTGGTTGTTGTTGCGCTAGTAATCTGACCTTGGGCATTCACTGCAATTACAGGAACCGCAGAAACAGAACCGTATGTGGTGGCTGTTACACCTGTATTGGCGATGTTAAATGTTGTGGCTGGTGAAAGATTTAAACCTGTACCAGCGTTGTATACCTGTGCAGAAGAAATTTGGGCAAATGTGATTGCTGTCGTGCCAAAGGTAATTGTGCCTGTAGTTGTACAGACATAAGTCTCGCCAGCGCCTGTGTCACCGTTAGTAACAAAGAACGCATCGTTGTAGCCCAAAGAATTTGGGTCACGCACACCATATGTATTAGCATCAGCAGAACGAGTCAGAACCCAATTTGTTGAACCCGTACCAACAGTTGTAACTGTGTAAACCCCGTTTTCTGCCTGATTGGTCTGGTTGTAAACCAATACACGTTTGCCAACGGTCATCAATACGCCATCAACAGTCAGCGCAACTTGAGTACCTGCATTTGTCAGCGTAGCCCCTACACCAGACGAACCGTTGTTATAGGTTGCATTCAAATTGCCCGTAGTGTTGGGTGACTCAACAAATACAGGCTCATGATATGAGATGCCCTGTGTAACCAAACCGTCTACATAAGATTTGTTGGCAATATCAGTATTGCTTGCAGGCGTTGTTGACACTGTACCGGTTGTCAATGCCGCAGATGTGGCCGTGATTGCGCCAAAAGATAACTGCGCAACAACATCAGAAGCATCAAGATAAACAGCTTTCTCTGATGGGTATGTACAGAATACATCTTTAGCGTTTGCAGCAAACGTAACCAAGCTTCCACCAGAGCTTGACGACAGTACCGTTGTACGAGACAGTGTCGTACCTGAAGAAGTGTACGTACCAATGCCTACTTCCCAATCGCCTGTGATTGAGTCTGCGATGGCGTAATACGTTGTGTTGCCGTTACCTACGGCGGCAAAAGATTGAAACCCGGATACAGCCCCAGCAAGTGTCAGTGTGCCTGTACCAGCGGTGGTAGAGGTTTCTTTGACCCGATCTTTTAGTACGAGTGCCATGTTTAATCCTTAAGACGGAATCTGTGTCCAACCGGGGTTTTGTGTATTGGCAATATTTTGCCAGCTTGGGTCTTGCGTGTCATTTATTGTTGCCCAAATCAGAACATTTCCAACAGACACTACAAGTTGCAAGCCTGTCACATTTGCGTTAACAGTTAAAACTACGCTGTTTACATCCAACGCAGTAACAAACTCTTGAATAGTACCAGCAAATACAACCTGCGTTGACACCGCATCTACGGCAGAAACACCTTCAGCAATATCCACTTGCAACAATAAGCCGCGTGTGGTGTCATCTAAACCAGATGCAGCTTCCGCAATAGAAGCTACAAATGTAGCTGCGGTGGTGAACTCGTCTATGCCGGACACAGCCTCGGAAACAGCAGCAACAAACACCACTTGAGATGCGAACACCTCACTTGCAGAAACACCTTCAGCCATTGCCGCAGCAAATGCCACTTGAGACGCAAAAGAATCTGCACCAGAAGCCGCTTCTGATATGTCAGAAAGAAATAATGCTTGGGCAACAATAGCGTCCACAGCAGCCGCTGCTTCATCAATACTACCGGCAAACACTACAGGGCCTTGGATTGAATCTACGCCAGAAGAAGTTTCTTCAATACTGCCGGGGTATGTGCCCAAAGCAGAAACAGTATCAATCCCGCTTGCGGCTTCTGGAATATCTACGTTAAATATGTTGTTCAGCGTATCTACAATGTCTACACCAGAGGCTGTTTCTGCATTTACAGCCACAAAATCTGATTGAACAGAAACGCTATCTAGCGCGGATATGTTTTCGTCAATCAGCCCACCGGCAGTAAACAACGCATTTACGGCATCAACACCTGACCCTGTTTCGGAGATGGCGACAGCAAACGTGCTGCCTCCTTGAGAGGCAAACGGCGCTTGTGCAAACGTTACATCTCCAAACATACCCTATTAGGTCGCTGTCAGAGAGAAGGTGTAAGTAACGTTCAATGTGTCGCCAGAAGCAACAGACTTGTCGCCACCGGTAAAGTCGCCTTCAGAGAACAAAATTCCTGAAGTGCCGGTATCTACGCTTGCTAAAAACGCGCCAGCAATAACAACCGTAGCATTCATCACAAAAGAAGACGGTGAAGCTGAATTGGTAATTACTGATGGGTTTGCTGTTGTAGCAGAGCCAAAAGTAACTGTCTTACGGTTACCTGCATAAGCGGTGCTTTCTGTCCAACCGGCATGTGAAGCCAAAGTGTCGGCAGCAGCAAACGTTGTACCAGAACCCGGGCCTGTTACCAAACCAAGATACCAAGTGGTAGTCTGCGCAGTACCAGCAAAGTATGCGCCGTTCATGTTAGCCAAGCCTTGGTTTACAACCAAGTTGTGGAAGGTGTCTGACCACTTCTCTACGCCGTCTGCGCCTACGCAAGTAACGGTGTAAACGCCACCAGCACCAACGGTCTCACCGAGGCCGGGGCGGGTAATCAAAGCTGCTGACACTTGGTCTTTTGCTGAACTGAATTCCATGATAAGTCCTTAAGAAATGCGCACGATGGCGCTATTGGCATCGGCAGTTGGGAAGATGATTTGAAAAGTGTCGTTGCTTACGGTTTTATCTGAACCGAAATCAAGAACAGCGATAGACTTGTTGCCTTGTGTAACGTTGTATATCAACGCGCAACGAGTCGTGAAGGTAGCGTTTGCCCAGCTTGTATTGCTAAAGTTAATAAAAGCTGTAGGCACTGCGCTTTGATTGATGCCGGACGTGGGGGATTGGCTAATGACCAGCGTATTACCGCCAGCCGTGTAACCTGTACCCACAATCTCATTGCTAGTTGTGTAAACGGTAGTTGTATCGTTTATGTCTGCATTGCCGGTATACAAGGCAATCTTGAATGTATTTGGAGAAGTAGGGCCAAAGTTGTGCACAGCTTGCAGAAGCTGAATCTTGCAACTTGTGGTTACTGTTTGAACAATACTCATGATACTTGTACCCTAACTTGGCCGTCGCGGTAAGCGTCAGCCCGTTGTTTGCCGTCACCCAAGTTCTTCAGCAGGGCAATAGCCTGCACGTAACGATCTTGAGCTAATTTCATCATATCGGCCTCTTGACGCATATAAACAAATGCTTCACAGATTGTCCCATATAACAGCGTGGAATCAAAGTTATCTCCAAGCCAAGTTGTACCGGCGGTAACGATGGATTGGGGGTAGTAGTAATAATGCAACTCAGCAATGTACGCTAAGTTTGGTGTAGGGCCAACAAGGAAAGTCAACTCATTGATGTCGTTAGATTGCGGGCCAAAAATAGCATAGTGCTTAGGCTCACCACGGGTAGCTGTCTGCGGGTAAGCTTCACGGATGAAGTTGACATCTTTGTTGAGCAGGTACAAGTAATCACCTTGAAAGATGATAGTACTTGAGACTGTTCCGGTGTTGGCTTTGGTCAAATAAACCGTGGTTCCGGTTATTGCACGCACATAAGTTTCAGCCGGTATGTTTGCATTGGACACCGCTTGACCCACCGTAATGCCTGTTGCATCCGCTACTACCACGGTAAAAGCACCAGAAGTGCCTGTAGCCGTAGTTGTTATGACGGGGTAGATTGCAAGGCTGTATGGCGACAAAAAATCATTGGGACAAGCCAAGTACTTATTGCCGGAATTCAATGAGCCTGTAACGTTCTTCCGCAAGTTAGCAATTTGCACTGTGTTATAGATGCGTTGCTCCGCCTGCTGAATAAAAGTATTCATGTCAGTCGTCGGGAAAGTGTTCTCGCAGTAGTCTGTTACTGCGGTGACAAGCTCACTGTAATTCATGCCATCGGGCCTCTAGACATTACGCCTTTGGTCGCTGCTCCAGCGCCACGCATTTTGATGCCAGAAGTTTTAGCGGCTGGCTGTGCGCGACGATAGACATTGCCTACAGCCATATTGACTGTTCCGGCATCACTGTGGTCAGGGCCACTGCCGGGGTTTGTAGATGCACTGACGGCCTTACCCGTCATGGTGTGGGGCTTGGCGTAGACAGAAGCATCGCCAACTTCTTTGCCCATCATTTTTTTGCTGTATGTAGCCATAATTAGCCTCGTTTCTGTGCGGCAATTTTTGCCAAACCACGACCCATAGTTTTCATATCAGAGTTGGTTTTACCCTTACCCTTACCTTTTCCGCCCATCATTTCTTTTTGGGAGGGGCCGCTGGTAGGAAAAACTTGAACATTAGTTTTACCCTTTTTTGCAATGCCATCTGCTGATTTTGTGTATGCCATATTAAGCTCCTATCTGTATCGTTACTGTACCAACTTGTGCGTTTAAAGCCAAGTAGTTTGGCGTTAAAGCTGCATCAAAAAATCTAGACCCGCCAACCGGGTTCCATCCCCATTGAATATCCCGCGAACCACCTGCGGTGTATCCGTTAACGTTGACACCAGAGGTTACATACGTTGTATCTCTGCGTGGGTTGCGCAAAGCTTGCGGATCATCCACAGGGAAAGTGCCAAGCATCAACTGCGGTTGGTCAGGATCCCAACACTCCGGACAGACTAACAGTTGATACTTGCGCTGCTTAATGATCTCTGTCTTAAGCTTCTTAAGTTTAAACTGCTGTCCACAGCGATCGCACATGGCAATCGCTATTTTGCCGGATGCAAATCTATTACCCATTACGTACCGCCAATAAACTGCTGACGAGGTACAAACCGAACCGCAGCCTTCTCTCGGTCTTCACCGGCTGCAATCTCAAATGTTTCGTCGTAAATCTGCTTGAGCATCGGAATACGAGGCATTAAATCAGGCACTTTTACGGCAATGTGATACGCCAAACCTGCCACAACGCAAGGCAAGAAGCGGAAGTTCATGTCGGCTGTCTCTACACCACCGCCTGCATCCTGTACACGGCGCAGTCTCCAATACACAAATTGATACGGAGTGCTGTTATCAGGCGTAGGCCATACGGTTACTGCGGGCAGTTGAGGCACAAACACCGCTGTACCCACGTTATGAGTAGCCGCAGTTGTATTGTTCTGACCACGGTACACACCGCCTAGGGTATTCCCTGTGACGTAGGTGTAGTAGATGTCTTCGCTATCAAGGCGGATAAAGCCTGAACCAGCTAACCCAACCACCGAGTTAAGGGTGATCGTGTTTGCCGTGGAGGTGACGGCTGTCTCCACCACAGACGCAGTTGGGTTAACTTCGCCAGAAAGCCGTTGAATCCAAACTTGGATGGGTCGGGCTTGGCTGAGTTTGTTTGGGATTGTGGCATAAGTAGAAACACTAATACGTGTGATGGTTAAGTCAGCCTGCGTAGAAGATGTGTTCTGCCCTGTGCGGATGACATGCTCAAGCAAGTCAATGGTATCTGTAGGCAGAGCATACGTGGCAAGACCCGGAGTCAGGTTGATTACACCCTGCTCCATTGTCCACATGTTGATGCCTTTGTTCTGCCACTCTATGGTCATTAGGTTCATTGATCTACGTGCTGTACGCAGATCGTAGCCTGAACGCATTTCACGGCCAGCCCTCTCCCAAGCTTCCTCGGCAATCTCCGTGAAGTCCATGTTAAAGAGGGTTGAGCCGGTAGTGGTCATTTTTTAGCAGTCTTTGCAGATTGAATAAAAGCGTCGGCAGTAGGTGCGCCCTTAGAGCCGGGCTTGCGCATCTTCTCTTTGGAGCCAGCGGCTATACGTTTTTTCTTGGCGTTAATGTTGGCATAAAGGCCAACAGGGCCACCGTCAGCGTACTGCGTGAAGTCGGTATTGTCCTTGCGGGATTTCTTAGAACCCTTAGACATCTTAGAAGGAAGAATGGCTCCCATTCCACGGCTTGCCATCATGTCAGCACTTCCCGCCGTAGTTCATCTTGACCATAGTGCCTTTAGTTTTGCCTTTAGTGGCGCAACCATCAGCACGTTTAGATGCAGATCCTACAGAACCACCTGAGGCGTATCCTTTTTGACCACGAACAGCATCACGAGGATCTTTTTTCTCGGGAGCATATTCAGTTTTTGTCAAAGATTTTGTATAAGCCGCATCGGTAGCCGCATTCATCTTGCGGTCTGCCATTTCTTCGCGTGCTGCTTTTTCTGCTGGACTCATGTTAACTCCTTAACAGATTTTGCAACGAGTCTTGCCTTTGGTGGCAATACCGTCTGCACGTTTAGACGCTGAACTCACAGAGCCACCCTTGGCAAATTTACTGCCGGAGAAACTATTATCAGGTTTGCTGGGCATAAAGACCTTTGGCTTTGGTTTCTGCGTAGTTTGTTTTGGGGCAGAGCCGGGAGGTGTGTAGCGAGGCGCTCTCATACCAATGGTGGCATCAATAGAATCTGCGGCTTCTTGTGCTGCTTTATCAGGGGAGTCACCGGCTGTAGGATCTTTTTCCTTACGACGTGTTAAGCCACGTTGTTTGTTTAAGTAGTCACGCAAGGACATGCCTGATTTCTCAAGCTCTTCCTTTGTAACAACTTTGTTTTTGCGTGGCGTAGGAATAGCAGCAGGAGGTGCGCCGCTGTCATCACCTTCAGGCATTGGGCCTGAACCGGGTTCAATCATCATGGAGTTATGCAGATTTTGTTTCATGTTTAAACTCCTTAGCAGGCCATGCCGCCTTTGGTCATTTTTACCATTGTGCCCTTGGTTTTACCCTTAGAAGCAACCCCGTCACGAGCAGATGAAGTCTTAACTCCACCCATCTTAGATGGAGCCATGCCGCCTTTAGCAAGCTTGGTCATGGCTGCGCCTTTGTGCAAGCGGCCTTCGTGTTTATTCACGGCCTTCTGCATCATCTTTTTGTCCATCTTTACGTCTTCATGTTTCATGTCGCCACCTTTAGAAAATTTATGGCCTTTATCGGCCTGATTAAAGTCCTTGCCCACAGATTGTGGAACGCCTGCTTTCTTGGCAAACGCAGGATTGTGCGCTACTGCCGCCATGAAATTCGCTTGCTTCTTACTTGTGCTCGGCATCATTTCCCCGCTTGAATAAGCTGGTCAATTTTTGCTTCAAGCTTGTTAAAGCGTTGGTCAATGTGGTTCGTAATGCGATCCACTTCTGCTTGAGTAACGTTATCACGAGCAACCTCCTCACGGGTTTTGTTCAAGAGAATACTTATACGAGCAAGCTCCCTGAACTTTTCATTCATCATGTAGGCAAACAATCCCATCACCAAAGATAGAACTGCTGACCATGCGGTGTTTAGATCTAACAATTCCAAGCCCTCAATGCTTTATTGATCCGTGAATCCGGATCGTTGGCTGTCTTGGCAGAGGTTAGCTTCTTTTTCATGCCGCCCATCCTCGCACAGAAAGAGTCCTTGCGGGAGCCTCCTTCTGGCTGGGGAGCCTTCAAGTTCATACCTTGCGCTTTTGCGGAAGCTCGTCCCTTGGCGTTTAAACCGCCCTTCTCGGATTTGCCTTCCTTGCGCGTCCATGCGGGGCTAGCCATAGAACACCGTAATATGCGTATTGGCCCCTAAGAAAAGTCGTATGCCGTAATGGGCAAGAATACCTTCTCCGGGAATATTTACGTTATATGCAGTTTGATTTGACGCATCTAATTGCAGCAGTACGTCATTGTATACAGTGACATTTCCGCTGGCTGCACCAGAATCGGCAACAGTAACAGTAAACGTATTTGCAGTAGCCGCTGTTTGAACTTGATATGGGTTGTCTGTTAAATCCCAATCCAAATAAACCCAATCACCCGCTTTTAGACCGTGATTGATTGCAGTAATTGTTGCTGTTGTAGTGGCTCTTGCGTAAGTCCCGCTAATACTAATGTTGTCAACCAAAACAGTATACGCAGTAGCGCCGGAAAGTGGAAAAACAACCGCTCCCTTTAAACGAGTTCGGTATGGAACCATCAAGCCGGAAACCCCGCCATGCTGTGATTTAACGTCATATTGCATTGACATAATCAATCTCCTTTAAAAACGGGGCCATAGCCCCTTGGGTTGATTAGCTCAGAGCAGCGCCAACAGCAGTAACCCAAGCAGACCCAGTAGAAATTACGAGGCAGTATTCGTTGTTACCTACACCATTGTCGCTAATCAAGCGAACTTGACCGGCATTGCCAGCGGCAGCAGTAGGCAGTGCAGCAGTCAAAATAGCGGGCAGATCAACAAAAGAAGAAACTGTAACGCTGTCAACTGAAGTAGCAGGGCCAACAGTAGATGTTACTGTGACTGCGCCGGTAGTTGCGCTAATTGAAACGGTTTGAAAGCCATTCTGCGACCGCACGGGGCCGTTAAACGTGGAATTTGCCATGATTTGTCCTTACATACAAGTTAGGCGTATCAATCAGTATGTTGTCTGCCGGGACAGTTTGATACACCGGAAAGCCCGGGTTAAGATGTTTATACCACTACGTTTAAACTAA